AGTAGGCGAGCGAGGACGAGCCCCTGACCCCCAGGCCGGAGAGTATGCCCGCCTGTGGGAAGAGCGCGGCGAGCGCGAGCCTGAGCGCGAGCGGCGTGGTGCCGTCCGCGCCGTCGTTCCTGATTCCTAGTGCCACGTTTGCCATGATGGCCCTCCCTGCTAGATGTACGTGTCCCGCCACTCGACCTCGACGGTGCCGGAGCCGGTCGCGGAGAGGGCGAGCGTGACCTCGCCGCCAGGCGCTATCGACGGGAAGCCGCGCGCCGAGAGCAGCCGCGAGGCGTCCACGCCCGCGACGCTGGCCGTGCGCGACAGGCAGTCGAGCGTCACCGGCTGCGCCCCCACATGGCCGTCCCACGCGAGCTGCGCGCCGGTGGACGCGTCGGTGAGCACGAGGCCGTCCATGTCCCCGCTGGCGGTGATGGTCGGGTATGCGGCGCTCGTCCCGTCGTTCCGGAGCGTCGCCACGTTCGCCCCCGCGCCGCCGCCCCCGTAGGAGAGCGGCCACGCGAGCCCGTGCGGGGCGCCCGCGTGCCACGCGAGCGCGCCCGCCGAGGCCCCCGGCGAGAGGTACGCGCGGCGCGGCGTGGTGCCGTAGCGGCGCGGGTCGGGGCACACGACGGTGACCGTGCCGGACATGGCGTCCTCGGCCCAGGCCTCGTCCCAGTCGACCTCCAGGTAGCACCCGCTGGCCTCGGTCTCGACGCTTCCGTCGTCGACCGACACGGACACGACCAGCCCGGCCATGCGGGAGAGCGAGGACGCGGCCTCAACCACCTCCGCGCGGCTCCCCCCCAGCGCCACCACGCCAGCCGTGACGACGCGCGAGTGGTAGAAGACGGAGTCGGGCGAGACGCCGAAGGCCCCGTGCCCCGCCTTGCGCTCGGTGGACGAGACCTTGGCATCCGGGGTCCCGTACCATCCCCTGAGCCACCTCTCGGCGTCGGTCGCGACGCAGGGGCCGTCCGTGGGGGCGTCCAGGACCCTCACGGCCCTGCCGCCCCCGGATATCGTCATGGATGTCATGCGCTACGCCCCCATGGCCGCGCTCAGCGCCGCGCGGGACAGGATCGTCCCCGCCACATAGGCGTCCTCGCGCTCGTAGACGTTCTGGGTGATGTTCTGGGTCACGCCCCCGCCGCGCTCGCCGCAGCCGAGTTCGTCCAGGGCGTCTCGGATGAAGCCGACGAGACGCCCTATGGGGAGCACGGCCTCCGGCCCGGCCTCGCCGCCCCCTAGGAGGCTCGCACCCCTGGCCCCGAATATCGTGGGCCTGGTGAGGATGCCTCCCTTGGCGTACCACTCGATGCCGAGCGATGGGACCGAGGGCGGGTCGAGGCTGAAGCCGCCGGAGATCGTGAAGTGCGGCAGGTTGATGTGGGGGAACTCCAGGTGGAGGCCGGAGAAGAACCCGCTTATCGCGTTGAGGCCGTTCGAGACGACGTTCCTCGCATCGCCGATCTTGCTCGATATCGTGCTGGCTATGGCCGAGAAGACGCCGCTTACGGTGCTCGGGATGCCGTTGAAGACGCTCGTGAAGACGCCTGCGATGCCCCTGAGGATGCCGCCTATCGTCCCCGCCATGGCGTTCATGATGCCGCCGAGGACGTTAGCGAGCCCACTCATGACGGACTTGGCCCCGCTGGCGGCCATGGACCAGTCCCCGGTGAAGACGCCGACGAAGACGCCGACGATCGCCTCTATGGTGCCCACGACCGCCTGGACGATGCCTGCTATGACCTGCATCGCCCCGGAGATGACCGCGCCGGCGGCCGTGAAGGCGGCCGTGAAGACGCTCGACACTATCCCAGCCACCATCGTGAGGGCCGGGCCGACGACGCTTGCCAGGACCATGGCCACCGCCTCGAACACCGGCTGCAGCGTCTGGAACATCGGCACGAGGTACGTGCCGATGGCATCGCCTATCTGCTGGAACGCGGTCTGCGCCGCCTGCAGGGCGGGCGCGAGCAGCGGCCCGACGTTCGCGGCGAAGTCCTGGAAGCCCTGGACGAGGACGTCCCATGCCGGGCCGAACGTCTGCGCGATGTAGTCGCCTATGCCCTGCAGCGCGGGCACGAGCGCGCCCATGAACCAGTCGGCCACGGGCTGGAGCAGCGTGAGGGCGTTCGTACCGCCGTCCGCCATGGACTGCAGCTGGGACGCGAAGTCGGAGACGAACCCCGCCGCCGCGTTGACGGCGTCGGCAAGGCCCTGGCCGACCCACTGGACGAACTGCGAGAGCACCGGCAGCGCCGCCTCCACGGCGGGCCCCAGGAACGAGGAGAAGGCACCACCGAGCTGCCCGATGGCATCGAACAGCCCGCCGAATGCCTCCTGCAGGGGCGGGCAGACCGCCACGAGCCCGGCGAAGGCCGCCACGGCAATGCCGATGGGCCCTCCCATCGCGCCGAGCAGGCTGGTGATCGGCGAGAGCAGCGGGCCTATGCCGGGCAGCGACGCGAGCACCGGCGCCAGGCCGGAGGCCTGCCACGCGACGAAGCCCGCCACGACGGGGGCGAGCGCCGCCACGACGGGGGCGAGCGCGGCGGAGATGCCATCGATGGCCGGGGCCAGCTGCTTGAACAGGCCGATCGCGCCCTGTATGACGCCGGTCGCGAGTGGCTCGGTCATGCGCGAGAGCGCCGCGCGCACGTTGGCCGCGGCACCCCGGAAGGCGTCGCCGGAGGACTGGGCCGCGTCGCCGAGGCCCTCCCTCATGGCGTCCGAGAACGTCTGGAAGTCTATCTGCCCCTTGGAGACCATGTCGGAGACCTCGGCCGTGGTCATGTGCAGGTGGTCGGCCAGGAGCTGGAGCACCGGCACGCCTGAGCTCGTGAGCTGCAGCATGTCGTCGCCCATGAGCTTGCCGCGCGCCGCGACCGACGAGAAGATCGTGCCTATGTCGTTGAAGCTCCTGCCAGATGCGGCGGCGACGTTAGCCACGGCCTGCAGGCTCCTGGTCATGTCCTGGCCGCTCCTGACCCCTGCGGCGGAGAGCGTCGCGGCGGTCGTGGCCGCGTCTCCGAGCCCATAGGCGGTGCCGCGGACGGCGGTCGTGGCGGAGTCCATGATGCTCGCGATGTCGGCCGCGTCGTGGCCGAAGCCGGCGAGCTTCTTCCTCGCGTTGTCGATGGCGAGCGCGCGGTCGAAGCCGCCCTGGACGGCGATGCCCGCAACCGCAGCCATCGCAGTGCCCGCAACCGAGCCGAGGGCGCTTGCCATCTGGGAGGCGTTGGCCCTGACCGCCGACCAGGCACCGGACATGCCCGACGATATGGACGAGCGTATGCCCGCCCATGTCGAGGATGCCTTGGCCCCCATGCGATCCCACATGGAGCCGGTGGAGCTGCCGGCGGAGCCCATGTCAGACTTGGCGGAGTCGCTGGCCTTCCTGCACTTGCCTTGGAACTCCTCCATGGCGGAGGAGGCGCGGGACATGCCTGACTCGAAGTCAGACGCGTCAGCGGTAATCGTGGCTGATAGCGCATAGTCTGCCGTGGCCATCCCCCCCTATCTCATGGCCGCCTCTATGGCCACCATCTTCCCCAAGGCCTCTGAGCGCCCCATGCGGCGCACCCTGTCCGGAGCGGGCTCGAACAGCGCGATTGCCTTGGAGCCCCTCTTGGCCATGCCGTTCGCCAGCGCGTTCAGCACGGCATCGCGGACGGCCTCCACAAGCTCCGCGTCGCGCTCCTCCATCGCCCTGGCGAGCAGCACGAACTGCGAGTCGGTCAGCTCGGCGAACTGGGACGGAGTCCACCCGACCCTCGCCGCGAGGTACGCCCAATCTGCGTCCCTGCCCATGCCCTCTGGCACGAGGGAGCGCCAGTCAGAGCCCGTGTGCTCGACCCGCGCCCTGGCGAGGCGGGGCCGCGCGAGCCTGTCATCGAAAGAGAAAGCCGCAGTCGCGCATCACGGCGGTCGCGGCAAGCTCCATGAGGGCCGCGATGCCGTGCCCCTCGATGTAGTCACCGCAGACCGCGATGGCCCTGCTCGGATTCACCCACGCGGCCTGCCCGACCTCTCGCAGGCCGTAGGCGGCGAGCGTGCGCAGGTCCCTCACCGAGGGCGTGCCCCCGAAGACGTCGAGGACGCTGCGGTTTCCCAGTGCGGACTCGATCATGTCGATGCGCTTTGCCGCGTACACGAGCTCGTAGGTGGTTCCGTCCTGCTCGAACGTGGTAGCAGATTCTTCTTCCATGTCACTCCCTCAGGTAAAAGGCCCCTCGCGGGGCCCGGTGCGGTACCTTCTAGCTGGCCCGGTTCGCGGGCTTGGCCGTCGCCTTGCCGGCTGCCTTGGTGTCGATGTCGAACCACGTCCACTTCCCTGAGCCGGTGAGCGAGACCGATATGGAGATGACGTCGTCCGAGGGCGAGTCGTCCTCGTACTTGGTGACGTAGGCGAGCCCGCCGCCTCGCGGCGTGAAGCTGCCGTCGTCGTAGACCTGCTTGACGCAGAGGGGGGTGCCGTCCTCGAACGCCTTGCGGATGGCCCTGTTGGACTCGGCGTCCTTGACCAGGGCCGTGTCGATGGACATCTCCCAGCTCTTGGTCGAGGGGCGCGCGTTCTGCCACGCGCCCTTGGCGTCCTTGGAGCTGAAGCTCGTGGTGTCGGCGGACATGGAGAGCTTGGAGTCCTTCTCGCCGTCGATGGCGAGGAGCTTGGTGCCGTCCTCGTTGAAGACGCATGTGAGTACGTCGGCACCGTTGACGGCGGTGACGCCCCCACCGGTCGAGCAGTAGGCCCCGGAGTCGAAGTTGGTGGTCCCAGAGGGTTCGGGCATGACTGCCCCCTTCCTGCGGCCTCGGCCGCGTCACTTGGCCATGAGCCCGTAGCTCACGGTCAGCTCGTATGCGACCACGGCGTGCCACTCGCCCGTCGGGTCGCGCTTGATGTTCTGGATCCCCATGTAGTCCTGGCGCACGATCGAGAACGGGCACGCGAGGGCCACGTCCTGCTGCATGGCCTCCTCAAGGGAGCCGACCATGCCCAGGACCGCCTCCGCGCTCCCAGACGGCGCGGAGATGGCGTGCAGCTGGACCTCGTACACGTCCAGGAACAGTGACTTGGACTTTCCGGGCCTGGTGCCGACGAGGGACGCCGAGTAGAGCGGTGACTCCTCGTCGTCGGGGTTGAGGACGCACCTGGCGCCCGTACCCTCCGACACGCGCGCCACCACGGCGGCCAGCAGGTCCGCCGGCGGGAGCCGCCTCAGCATCCGCCTGCTCACAGTCCTGCCTCCCTCAGCGCCTCGCCGACCCTGCGCCTGAGCACGACCTGGGCGGCCCTGGCCTCCTGCGAGAGGAAGTGCTGCCCCTCGACGTAGGGGGCCTTGAGCGCCTTGCCCAGCCTGGGCACGTACTGCCCGACGTTCTGTCGGTGTCCGTACTCGACGTGCGGGGCGTAGCCGGCCAGATATCCGATTGTGCCTGTGGTGTCCGTAACCTCCTGGCGCATGGACTTCTCCAGGGCACCCGTCCTCCTGGGAGTGATGGCCCTCAGGTCCTCGGCCATCTGGTTGACCGTGGCCTTGACGGCGGCGCCTACGTCGAGCCTGCCAAGCTCGCCCAGGGCCGCCGAGAGCCCGCCGTCGTCCAGCGTGACGCTCATGGCGTCGCCCCCTTCTGCCGTGCGCAGGAGATGGCCCTGCGCCTGCCCAGGTCGGTCGCCTGGACGACCTCGTACGCCTCGCCGCCCTCCCCGACCGGGAAGCGCACGAGCGCCGCCCTGCGCACGGTCGCGAACGGGACGGTCGTGACCAGGGTGAGGTCGCAGGCCGTGTAGCCGTTGCCCTCGCTCTCCGTGGCCATGGCGCCCCACGGGGCCATGCGCACGCGCACCCGGCCCAGGCTGCGCCTCTCGGTCACGCGGTTGCCCAGACGGTCCCTCCGCCCGGTGTCGGCCAGCTCGTAGAGCTCCGCCATGCGCCACCTCATACGAACCTCACCTTCGGCAGCCCGGACGAGCCGTCCGCACGGGCCATGTCGGCGAGCGCGGACAGCTCCCGGTCGTACTCGGAGAGGAGGTCGTCGACGAGGGTGACGGACATGGTGCCGCCCTGGCCCTCCGACTCGGACGTGATGCCCTCGTCGAAGCGCCGGTTGACGGCCTTGACCGTGGCGTCCACCACGATGGACTCGGCCATGGCAGGGAGCCTTGCGACGCCTGCCCGCAGGCACACGCGGTCGGAGACGGACTGGACGGCCTCCGCCAGCCACTCGTCGGACGGGACGTCCTCCCAGGCGTCAAGCCTCGCCTTGACGCGATCCAGGACGGCCATGCCGCCACCTCCCTGTCATTAGGCTCCGGGCGTGATGGTGCCCTTGAGGACGGCGTCGGACACCTCGGGGAAGACCTTGACGCCGCCCATGAGCAGCGTGTCGATGGTCGCGTTGGTGGTGACCACGGAGTGGGTCATGCCGACGAGGCCGGTGGCGTCGCTCGTGAGCCCGAAGGTCTGGGCCAGGTCTCCGCCGTTTGCGGGCACGTAGGCGATGTTGAGGTTGTTGGCTGCGGTGCCGTAGACGGTCCCGGCCGTGACCTTGGCGGTGGAGAAGACCGTGCCGAGGCCCAGGAAGTCCCTGAGGTAGTTAAGGCCGAACGCGGTCTGGGTGCTCACCTGCGCGGTGCCGAGGAAGGCCGCGATGTCGGTGGGGTTGACGAAGAAGGCGTACTTGGAGGCGTCCCCTCCGTCGACGTCGCCGAAGCCCTCGTAGTCCTCGAACACCACCTCGAGCGCGCCCCACATGCCGGCGAGCGCCTCCTGCAGGGTCTTGCCGGCCTTGGAGGTCTTGGAGGTTTGGGTGACGGCGGCGAGCAGGTCCTCGCGGACCATGTTCTGGACGCCGGCCACGAACTTGGCGTCGGTGTCGTTGATGGCCCTGGCCTGGCCCTTGGACTGGATGGCCTCGGCCGTGGTGTTGCGGCGCCACTTGTTCAGGCCGAGGGTGTAGGCCTGGTCGGGGGTCTTCTCGACGCTGGACAGCGGGATGTACTCGCCCTCGGCGACGTTGCCCCTCTTGATGTCGGAGGTGTACTTGTAGGTCTTGATGGTGCCGCCCTCGGAGACGGGCATGAGGTTGGAGATGCCCAGGAGCGCCTGGAGCCTCTGGATGCCCGTGGTGAAGCGGTTGACGTAGTCGATGGATATCTCCGGTGCGAGGTCGGCCGCCTTGGTGACCCCCGTCTCGGGGTAGCTCATGTTGGTTGCTGGCATGTCTTACCTGCTCTCTGCTAGTCGGTGAATAGCTCCATGTGCTCCCGGATGGCCCGCTGGCGCTCCGCCGCGTCCTTGATGGACATGATGTCAGCCTTGGTCATCGGCTTGCCGGTGCCGCCCGCCTTCGGTGCGCTGCCAGAGAGCCTGGCCCTCACGGCGGACTCCACAGCCGCGTCGAAGGCATCAGCAAAGGCATCGACCGCCGCCTTGGTGTCCTCGGCCGTCTCGCCGACGAGCATGCCCACGAGCTCGTCGGGCACGCTGATGCTGCGCCCTGCGAGCTGCCTCCTGGACTCGGCCACCATGCCGGAGACCGACCTCTCGCGCTCGAGCTCGTCAAGGCGCTTCTGCAGCTGGTCGCGCTCGTACTCGGCCTTCTGGGTCGCGTTCATCTCGGCGAGCTTCGCGGCCTCGGCTACCTTGGCCTCCTGCTGCTCCTGCCACTTGGCGAACTTCTTCGAGATGATCGCGTCCACGTCGGCGTCGGTGTACTTCGCCTGCTGGGCATTCTCACCGGCCTCTGGCTGCTGCCCGCGTGGCTGGCCCTGGGGCTCCTGCGTCGTGCCTTCCTGCTCCGCCATCCGTCACACTCCTTCCCCCCGCATGTCATGGCCCTGCGGCTCGGCCTTCCCACGGTGCTTTTAGCGTCGTCACGTCTCGGACGTATGAGAAAGGCCACCGTCCCCGGTGGCCCCCTGCCCTCTGGTGCAAAGCTCGATGATCCTGCCCACGGCATCCCGTGTGGGGTAGCCGCGGCAGCGCATCAGCTCCGCATCCCCCTCGTCCACGGTGACGGTCGGCAGGTGGTCGATGCCCCTGTCCCTGGCCTCGCACGGGTGCCAGTCGACGTCTACGAGAACTGGCTCCACGCCATCCTCGCGGAGGGCCGGCACGAGGGCGCGGAGCGTCCCCCTGCACGGGGCGCACCAGCTCGCGTGCCAGATGGTCACGGTGGGCACGGTCCATCACCTCTTCATGCATTTCTCCGCTCGATTGGGTATACTGGCCATGAGGTACGCCCGTCCAGCTAACTTGGGGGGACACGGCCTCTCACTCATCTCTCGAAGTAGTGTCCGGCACTCCCGTCGCGAAGGATGTAGATGACTGCCTTCGCATACCTTCCCATGCGCCTTTTCACCTCGTCTATGATCTCTCCCTCGTCCCTGGTCGCGCCATATGACGTGATGACGATCCTGGTCTCCGAGGAGTCAGACCCAAGCCTCGTCCACTTGTGGTAGGCGCTTCTCATCAGGTCGTTCACCGAGTGACGGCCGTCCCCGACGTTCTTCATCTCCCAGAGCTGCCCGGACTCTCCAAGCCTCAGGTCGATGTTCGCGGGGGCGTGCGGGTCCTCCTTCGGGACGGCCACCTCGTAGCCGAGCCTCACGAGGTCCTCGATGCCGCGCCTCTCGTGGGGCGTGAGGTCTTCCAATGGCTTCCCGTAGGAAACGGAGCCCATGCCGGGCACCGGATGCAACGGGTTCTCCGCATCGTCGCCGCCCGCCCTCCTCGCCGCCACCTCAGCGCGGTTGCGGTCCCACTGCTCGCGCATCCACGCATCCCAGTCGTCCACAGCGGGCGCTATCTGGCAGCGGCAGTTCGGGTGGATGGGCGGCAGGCTGACGCCCGGCTTGGCGTCCGCCACGCGGAACGTCTCGCCCGACAGGCCCGAGCACTCGGAGCACGTGCGCTCGTCGCCTATCGGCTCGACGCGGTACTCCTCGAAGCCCTCGCGGGCGAGCTCCGCGAGCTGGGCCTGGCGCGAGACGTATGTCCCCTCCGTGCACACAAGCCGCATGACGTCGCGCTCGGAGACGCCCACGAACCGCTTGGACACGGCGTCGCACAGCCGCTTCCAGGACTCCCCGCGCGCGAGGGCCTTTGCCATGTCGTCCTGGACGTAGGCGGCGACCTTGCCTGCGTCTCCCCAGACCTTCTCGCTGTAGCTCTCCCCGGCGTTCCACCTCGTGCCGACGAAGCGGCGGATCGTGTCGTCGTCCATGGCGTAGAACGACGATCCGTACCCCATCGTCTCGGCCACCGCGTTGGCGCCGCGCGCCGCCTGGCGGGCGAAGTGCCTGTCAAGGCCGTCCGTCGCCTGGGCGGTGGCCCGCGCCAGGTGGAGCCTGGCCGACGCCTGAAGCCCCTCCAGGCGGTCGAGCCTGTATATGGACTTGCGGATGGCGACCATGTCGGCCTGCTCCGGGTGGGCCGTGGCCCAGGCGTCGCAGTCACGCATGAGGAGGTCGCGGTCGGCGTCGTCCATGGACTCGAGCATCGTGCGGTAGCGCAGGACTCCGTCCTGCCCGTACCGCTCGTAGTAGGACGCTATCTCCTTGGAGAGGTCGGCCATCTCGGTCTCGTAGGCCCTGGACACGCGCCTTGCGATGGCCCGCTCGTCAGACTCCATGGCCGCGTCCGCCCTCGCGATGCGACGCTCCCAGTAGGTGGCCAATGCGTGTGCCTCCTATGGCGCGTCGGTCGTTTCCGGCGTGAGGCCCAGCAGCACGTCGCGCGCCTCGTCGCGGCTGATGCCTATCGAGGTCGCTATGACGCCGGCCGCCTGCGCCTCGCTCAGCGTCCCAGCCGAGAACTGCGCGATGACGGAGAGCAGCGACTGGGTCTGTGCCCCGTTGAGCGACGTCAGACCCCCCCTGCTGGGCGCGAGGCTCTGCACCTGCGCCTCCCGCTCGCGCTCCTTGCGCGCCATCTCGTCGGCCGGGCTGCCCACGCACGAGAGCACCGACAGCTGCGTCTCCTCGGACGTGATGCCCGAGAGGTTCTCCGCTATCTGGCTCTCCTCCAGGAGGTTGCTCGGCAGGTTGCGCGTGAAGGTCGCGCGGATGTTTATCCAGGCGTCATCCGCGAGCGGCGTGGCCGCGTATCCCGAGAGCAGCCGCCAGCGCCTGGAGAGGCCGCGACGGAACTTGCGCTCCTTGACCAGTGCCAGGTCGCTCATGGCCTGCAGGCGGTACTTTATGGCGATGCCGGAGCTCGTGTCGAAGGACTCGGAGCTGAGGTCGGAGACCATCGAGAGCGTGAATATCAGGCGCTCGAGGCGGTCTATGAGGTGCTCCTGGGTGCCGTCGGCGTCCGGCTTGGAGAGGAAGTCCACCACCACGCCCGACGTGTCGCGACCGGAGAGGTTGATGATGCGCGAGTCGCGCAGGTTCGCGAGCGTCTTGTCGTCCAGCTCCGCGCCCAGCACCTTGAGGTAGGCGTCCGCGTAGTACTCGACGTCGTTCGCCTTCTCGCTGAGCGCCTTGTCGTGGGCGTCTATGATCGACATGACCGGCTCGAAGAGGCCCTGCCGCTCCTCGTTGTCCACGTACTCCACGACAGGCACGTCCGGGAAGCCGTGCGGCATTGCCTCCCCGAACCTGACCGTGCCGCCCGCAAGCTCGAACGGTGTCTCGTACGCGCTGTCGTAGAGCGTCCCGCGCGTCGTGTCCGGCCTGCCGTCGAAGCGGTTGTCGTCCACCCAGAAGCGCACGGCGAACAGGATCCTGCCATCCACCGTGTCGTCGCGCACCACGAAGCAGTTCATGGGGCCAACGACCGACGAGCGCGGGTTGGCCCCCGAGTCGCGCCACATGAGCTCGTAGGAGCAGCCGTAGACGTCCGCTACCTTGGAGAGCTCGGCGTTCAGGTCGTCGGCGTCGTTGAGCGCGCCCCAGTCGCTCAGCCACGAGACGGCAGCCTCGTCGTCCCCGGATATCCTCACGGGCACGCCCAGGAAGTAGCCGACCATGGAGTCCACGATCTGGCGTGCGTAGTTGGCGACAAGGCGGTTGTCGGGCTTGTAGGCCTCCTTTGGGGGGAGGTGCAGCACGTCGTGGTCCCCCTCGTACATCCTGCGGAGCCTCGCGAGGCGCGGGAGGCGGTTGGTACCGTAGTCGTGCAGGAGCCTTGCCAGGAGGTCCGGCGAGACCTCCTGGATGCCGTCTGGCAGGCGGTAGCCCCCGCTCGGCTCGTAGGTCGCGGCGTCGCTCATATCCCTCCCCTGAACAGGCGCACCCTCGGCGCGTCGTCGTGGAGCCTGATGGCGCACGCCAGCGAGTCTGGCGCGTCGTCGTGCTCGGCACCCTCCGCATAGTCCATGACCTCGTCCCAGTAGGCTGCGCTGGCATCACGTGCGCTGTCATAGCGCACAAGCTCGGACCAGCGCCCACGGGCGTGCGTCGATATCTTCACGAACTTGTTTGCGCTCTCCTGGTAGGTGGAGACGGGCAGGCCCGCCCCGCGCATCCTCTCCGCCAGGTAGCCCTTGTCCGCGTTGCGCTCCACGTAGACGGTGCCGAGCCTGAGCGCGTCGTGCAGCTCCAGGATGCGGCCCATGCAGCGGTCGACGTGCGTCTCGCGGAAGAGCTCGCCGTGGACGTATGGTCTGCCGTCGTGCCAGGCGATGCAGGTGACGGCCGTGCCATCCGCGCCGCCGTATGCCGCATCGACGTGCATGATTCCGTCGTGCAGGAGCGTCTGATCAGCGAACGCCTCGGGCTCGCCCTCGAAGACCGCGCCCTCCTGGGCGACGTGCCGGAGCTCGTAGTTCGCGGCGAAGAGGCTGCGCGTCATGGCCTTGCGCAGGCCTGCGGCCTCCTCGTCCGACACGAGTCCCGTGGAGTCCCACGGCCACCGCTCCGGCTCGGGCATGAGCTGGAAGGCGTCGTCCCTGTGCCAGGGCGTGCCGGTGTTGACGATGCGGCCGCCGCGGTTGCGCACGTTCTGCAGCTCGCGGTAGAAGGCCTTGGTGGCCTCGCGCTCGGCCCTCGACGCCCTGTCGCGAAGCGTGACCACGTCGTCGGTGAACACGACGTCGTAGTGCTTGCCCGTGAGCGAGCCGCCGATGCCGTAGCCCGAGAGCTGCGGCAGGTCGGAGACGTTGCACGCCAGGTCGGTGGTGATGGCCGTCGAGCTCGCGGACGTGACCCTGGCGGGCCTGCCGTAGATCGTCTCGGTGACCATGGCGGACGTGTCGGAGCAGAGCATGCGCGCGACTGCCGCCATGACCTCCTCGACGTCCGGCGACGCCTTGCGGAAGAAGCCCACGGCGAGCTGGGGCCTGGTGACCATGAGCAGCCACAGGGCCACCTTGACGCAGGTGGTCTTGTAGGAGCCTCGGTGGGCCTGCAGGGTCCAGTCGCCCGTGCCGAAGGCCATGCGGCGTATCCAGACGTCGTGGAGCGGCTCCACCAGGCGGTCGTAGCCCATCATGCGGGCGAGCCTGACGGGATGGTCGCACATGACGCGCGAGAGCGCCCTTGCCCGCTCAGCCACCATCCCGCATAGCCTCGTCGAGCATGCGCCCGAACGCCTCCGCGCTCTCCCTGGACGGTGCCGTGAGCTCCACGCGGTCGCTCGGCCTCTGGCCGGATGTGTCACGTATGAACTCCGCGGCCCTGGTGTCGCCAGCCATGGCCTTGCGGAGCTGCGCCAGCGCGATGGCCTGGCCCACGGTCATGTTCTTGCCGTCCATGCCGTCCATCGTGCCCGCGGACGTCACGCCGCCCTTGTGCAGCGGCATGTCGAGCATCTCACGGAAGGTCTCGCGCATGTCGCGCCTCCGCCGCCTCGACTCGCCCGAGGCCCTGCCGCCCTTCCGGCCCCGCCTTCGCGCTTCGCTCGCGCTTGGTGGCGAGAGGTTACTCTCGTTAGCCATGACGCCTCGCCGCCCTCAGGTCGAGCGGTGACACGACGTTGCGCATGCACTCCACCACGCCGTCATACCGGCGCTCGGCGTATGCCAGGGCGTCGGCGTCCACGCCACGCTCGAGGAGGGCACGTCTCATCGCCACCGCCATACGCGTCGTATGCCTGGCGGCGATGCGTGCGATGTCGAAGAGCGTCACCATGCACCCCCATGCGCAGAGGGGCCACAGGCATAAGCCCATGGCCCCATCGGTCAATCTCAGCACGATACCCTTATACCACCAATCACCTGGCACGACCTGGCAGAACCCGGCACGACCCGGCAATTTTCCTGGCGCGTGACGAATAATGTGCCGGAAATTACCCCTCGGCAAGCCCCAGGCCGTCCCTCATGCGGTCGAGCCCGTAGGCGTCGATGGTGTCGCAGGCGACGCGCACGGCGTCCCTGCACCAACGCTCGCTCATGCCGCACCCCTCGGCCACCTCGGGCCAGGTTGCTGCGGCGCAGAAGCGCCACCACAGGCAGTCGGCGTACTGCGAGCCAAGCATGGAGCACACGCCTCCCGACCCGGTCTGCCCCGAGCCGTATATGACATCGCAGCACAGGTCTATGAGCGCGTAGTCATCGCTCTGTCGGCCTCTGACGCGCGCCTCGTAGTCCATGCGCTCGTCGGTGGCGCGCATCTGGTCTGCCCTGTGCCCGCTCCTGCCGTGGGCATCGTACGACTGGGGCCTCACGCCCTCGCGCGACTCCATGCGTGCAAGCGACCGCTTGATGCGCTCGGCGTCCCTTGCCGCCTCGCGCGTCGCCTCGAAGAGGTCCCTCGCGCTCTGGTACTGCTCGAACCCCATGCCCCACCCCTCCAGGCCGCCTAGTTGTCATCGTCTTGCCAGCACGCCACCGCGCAGCTCAGTCCTCATCGCCGTCGCCCTCCCCCGCGATGCACCTCGCGCCGCACTCGGGGCAGTATGCCGGCGGCGTCCTCCACGGCCGGTCCACGCTGTGGCCGCAGGAGAGGTGGTACTCGTAGGCGCAGCAGCCGTATAAGTACCTG